CCGGTGACACCGAGCGTGGTTCCCACGGTAGCAGCACCCGTCACCGCAAGACTTGCCAGGGTGGACAAGCCGGTTACCCCGAGCGTGGTACCGATCGTGGCCGCATTGGTAACACCGAGGCTATCGAGCGTAGAGGCACCGGTGACTGCGAGGCTCGCGAGCGTGGAGAGTCCGGTAACGCCCAGCGTGGTTCCCACGGTAGCAGCTCCGGTGACACCAAGGCTGGCCAATGTGGAGGCTCCGGTGACGTTGAGGGTGCTGCCCATTCCGACTGCTCCGGTGAGCGTGGATGTGCCGGTGACTGACAGGGTGCCGGGAATCGTGAGGCCACCGGTGATACCGAGTGTTCCGCCGATGGTGGCATTGCCGCTGGTGATGAGCGAGCTCAGGGAGGTGGCACCGGTGACGTTGAGGGTGCCGGCCACAGCGGTGTTGCCGCTGGCGGAAGCGACCGTGAAGCGGCTGGTTGCGACGCTGAAGTCTCCGGTGGAGTTGAGCGCGGTGGTAGAGACTTGGAGTGCGGAATCGTTTCCGCTGCCGTCGCTGAGTGTTCTGAGAACACCTGTCAGCGTGGCGTTATCGGCTGTCTTCAGCAGGCCAGTGTAGGTGCTGGCGACGGTACTGCCTGTGAGTGGTGTTCCCATACTATTCTCTTGGAGGTAGTGCGTACCAACCCTCGTGGATTGTCACGCGGTTTCGGCTTTTGACGGTGTTACCGCTGGCATCTTTGGCCCACACATGGGCTTTGACGTTTTCAGCCAGTCTGACGGGTTGTCCTGGCGGGACCATCACCACTCTTGTTGGGGCGCAGCCCAGCGGCATCAGCGCGAGCAAGGAGATCGTCGCGTAGGCGATTGTCTTTCTGTCCATCTTCAAGGGTTTGGTCTTTCTGATCTATGATCTTGTTGAGCGTGGCGTTGGCCACTCCTTGGGCTATGCTGAGGATTGGGTCCATAATGGAAAAGCCAGCGAGGTGTGAATCCCGCTGGCGATGCATTGCCGTTCTGGCGGGATGTTACTCGGCCTTCTTCTCGGCCTTCTTGTTCTTGAAAACGGACCATCCGATGCCGGCCAAAGTGATGACCGCACCGGCGATCTCATTGACTTGATCGAAGGAGACCATGCCCTTTGCGACGAGGAAGCCGCCGGCGGCGCTGAGACCGTGGCGGATGAGTGAGGCGACGTTGGGGTTCATTTCTTTTTGATGGCTTTGTAGAGGGCCGTGATGGCGGCGATTAGGGCGGCGAGGGCGGTTAGGAACCTAGTCCACTCGGTGAGTTCAGGGATGTAGGATGCGACCATTGCCACGGTCGCTGTTCCCAGCAACCCAACGATACCTCCGAATCCACCGCCATGATTGCTCGCGTCCATGGGTTACTCAGGCTTGTGTTGCTGCTGTGCGTTCACTTGGGCTTCAATGCTTTCGTACAAAGGAAGTCCAACCTTCATATTCATAACGTCTCCAGCCTTCATCCCGATCACGAGGAGTTGGGTAAGCTGTTGCAACTGTTGCAGTGTGAGTTCGATCTTAATCATGCGGCAGGAGCTTCGACAACGGGAGCCTCTGGCGCAACAACAACCGGCTCGGGAACCGGCACCCACGGCAGCGGCGGAGCGATGACCGGATTGGCCAGCTTGTAAGCCTCCACAACCGCCGGAGTCCACAGCGCATTGGCGATATTCACCACCTCGGTCGGCTGACCATCCAGCGAGTCACCGGGATTGAGCGTGTACTGCGAGGTAATCTCAGAACCGACAACCGCGCCGTCGCTGTCGTAATCGACTCCGGTCGTAACGAACAGCGAGTTGTTCTGGTTGACCTGCACTGCGACGATATCAACTGGTACGATCATTGGATGGTGGGGCTAGGGGTTTGGCTTGCGGCGTAGGCTGCGACAGCGGCAGGAGTCCAGACAGCGTTGGCAATCGCTACAACCTGTTCAGGCTGACCCGTAAGGTCTGAGCCGGGAAGCAAGCAATAGCGGCGGAAGGTGGAAGCCTTCACGGCTTCGCCATCGACGATCTGGTCCGCAAGACGGACCTGAAGGACGGTTGAAGGAAGAACCTCGCAGAGAGAGAATATGGTGCGTTCGGTGAGCATAGGATTAGACGTAGTATTGTCCGCTGAATCTGACAATGTTATTTGCAGCACCAGTAGAAACATCGGCAACAGCCAAGTTTGCTGATGCGCTTACGGATGTTGCTCGTTTAAGAAGGAAAATTCGAGTACCACTTATGTCACCTGACAAAGGTGCATCAGCCAACCAAGAGCTTGAAGCAAAGCAATTAACACCACCGCGAGCATCTGTGGATGGTTGCGTAAACGGAAGCCCAGTGATTACAACAGCACCATTAGCTAATCCTTTTACAACTGAACTTGTTTGAATAGTTCCAGCAATTGTAACAAGGTTTCCAACCTTTGTGTATTTAGCGGTTTGAGTTGTGTATCCAACGGAAGTGAAATTAATATCATCTGTAGCAAGACTCGGCGTAAACGTCCCCTCCTCGTAATCGTTCAGTAACTCGGAGGTCATCGTTCCGCTGCCTTCGGTAGTCGCGGAGAAGTCGATGCCTTTGCCGGACGTAGCCATCACTACGTTGCCGGTTGTTATGTTGACGTTACCAGCGGCAGTAACTCGCAAGCGCTCTGCTGCGGTTCCGCTACCAGTGTAAATAATAACATCCCTATTATCGCTTGTGCGAGGAACAAGAATCAAATCGCCATTGCCGTGGCCGGGAAAAGCAGATGTTGATACTCCAACAAAGCAAGCTGTCTGTGATGCGGGTGCTGCTGCAAGATCGCCAAATCGAATCGGGATTCCGTTTGCGTCAGTGACAGACAGCTTTGCTGAAGCGGCAGCACCTATGCCGACACTGCCGCCTAATGCGCTCGCACCCGTCACACCCAGCGTCGTCCCCACCGTAGCCGCGCCGGTGATGGTGGCGGAGGCGAGGGTGGCGGTGCCGCCGGCTCCGAGGATCTGGTTGCTGGTGATCTTCTTCGTGGTGCCCGATGCAGCCATCGTCGTGTCACTGACATCGACAATGGGAAGGACATCCACCGCGGGATCGACGGTCGTGATCGCCGTCAGTGCTGTGATCTTTGTATCTGCCATAAACTGTTAGTTAGCTTGAATGATGAGTTTGCCACTGTCCTCTTGCAGCAGGAACGACGCGTCCTCCAACAAGACGGAATCGAAAGTCCCAAACGTGATGACGATCTTGTCACCATCCTCCAGCAGTACGAAGAAGTCGTCCTCCTGAAGCAGATCCCGGCGCAGGATAGGCAGATCGCCAGGGGTAACATTACCCCCGCCGTTCGATACCAGTCGTGTGCCGAGAGCGAGTGTCACGATTGAATCACGCCATTGAATGCGATCACCTGACCGCTGGAAATCTGGAAGCTCGTGATCGGTCCCGGCAGGGTAATACCAGCGGGGATGGTCGCCGTGGACCAGGATCCGCTGATGTTGCCACCGGTGATCGAGCTAAAGGTGGTAGGGGCGATGGTGGTGATGGCCACAAACGGGCCAGTGGTCAGCGTGGTGGCTGTCACCAGTTGAAAGCCGCCCTGTCCCATCGAATACTCGATGGCCTGATTTGCTACGTCGCTCATATATCCCAGATCTTCCGGATTTGATTCTTGGTGAAAGTGCTCTCGAAGCGGGATCCTTGGCGGTCTTCCAACCGGCTGAATCCCTTCTTCACGTTATCCTTGAGTTCGGTCTCGCGAGCAAAGCCGGTGACCCCGAAGCGGGCCACCGGTTGTCGCATCCACCGCTTCCCATCAAGGACAACAGAGTCGGTACCCATCGGAGCGATATGCTCGATGGACTTGCCATTGTTCTCGAAGGTGTAGATCGGCATCTTAGGACTCCATTTCGCTGTCGTACTCCTCAACCATCTCCCGCATACCCTTCTCGTCCATCGGCTCCTTGGAGGCCATGGCCTTCTCGCTCTTGTTCTCGTACTCAGCGGGCATGCCGTTGACGCTGCGGATCTCGATATAGGCCTCGCCGTTTTCGAGCTTCTTGAGGACACCGCGAACATCGTCCAAAACCACTTCATCACCGACCTCGGGCATGGCCTGTTGGCCATCCTCCATGTCAATGGAAAGGGCTTCGAGCGGAATAGAAATCATGGGTGCATTGTTGTCAGCCTCATCGCATCCGCAAGCGGAATGAGAAGAGGGGGCACCACCTTTACGATGATGCCCCCTCGGGCTAACGGCAATCACCATGATGGTGGCCGTCTTGGGTCGCATATTACAGCGTGGTCGAGGTCTTGGTCCGATGGACGAGGTACCACACCGGGTTACCGGTGGAACCGGTGTTACCAGCAGCCAGACGCAGGGCGGCGAAGTACAGCTTCACACCGACGGTGACGAGCTGGTTCAACGGATCCGACTTGTCGGGGGTGTCGGTGATCACGATGCGCGGGGACAACGGATCATCACCGGTCAGAGCAGGGATACCGAACGACTCGTTACCGAAGAAGAACGAGGCGATGATGTCCTTGGTGGCAGTAACGCCGCCGCCATTGGAGCTGGTCTGGTTAACGAACTTGTCGTTCTCGGTGGCCGAACCGGTGCTGACGAACGAGTTGGTCTGGGTGACCACGCGGCAACCGTAGATGGAACCAACCTCACCCTTGTAGAACGGCTGGCCCTTGTTGCCGTAGTTCGACGCGTTCAACCAGTCGGCGTCGCGCATGAGGTCGCGGGCCACACGGGGGTCGGTGGCGAGGACGTAGCCGCCGTTGATCAGCGGGGCGCGGTTGCGCTTCAGGCGGGTCATGGAATCGAGGACAGCCGAGGCGGTCATCGTGGTGTTGGCAGCGGCTGTGTCGGCGTTGAGGCCCACGAAGCTCTGAGTGGTCAGCGTGGCGGGGTTACCGTACACGCAAGTACCACCCGAGCCAGCGGCGGTACCGCAAGCGTCGGAGTTGTCGAACGTGCCACTACCCTCGGCAGCAGTACCAAGAACCGAAGTTCCCGAGGCCAACAAGAGGTTGGAGCCGATCAGGGTGTTGCGGATCACCGAGTCAACCCAGAGGGCCATATCCAGACCGGAGGTCTTGGTGGCCTGCTGCATGGAGTTGAACAGGTCGGTGGCGCGGAGGATGTCGGTCAATCCGATGACCTGGCCGTACTGTGCCAGCGACTTGCTCAGGCTGTTGAGGGCCAGAGCGCGGTAGTTGGCGGAGCTGATGGCCGCACCTTCGGAGCTGATGGTCTGAACACTTCCGATGCTCGGAGGTCCGAAACGGAACATCGAGATGGCCTTGTTACCATTGTTCTTGGGGATCGGAGCCTTCATGGAGAACTGATCGAGGATCGTCTCCTGTTGAACGATGGAGAGCAGCTCCTTGCTGAAGTAGTTCTGGAACTGGCTCGTGAGCGTGGTTGAAGTAGTAACTGGCATATTTGAGTTGTGGTTGTTCTATCAGTTTTCGTCCCGGTCGAACGCCCTCGACGCTTTCAACAGCGCCTCCCTCTGCTCCTTGAGAGACAGCTTCGAGAAATCTTTCTCCTCAGCCTTAAGTTGTCCTGCCGGTACGCTTTTACCAATAGCGGTCTTCTGCTGGAGCTTATTGAGTTGTTCCTTCAAAGCCTTGTTCTCGGCCTCGATCGACTGAGCTTTTCCCGCAGTGTCCTGGAGCTTCATCAATTCCACCGCATGGACAAGTCCATCGGGCATTGATGTCAGCATCGGCACCTTCTGGAGCAGTTCGACAGTACGTTTGTACTCGGGGCTGTTCTGATCCTTCAACCAAGTCTCCTTCTCGGACAACCGGGAAAACGAATCAGACCATGCCTTCGCGAACTTCTCCTGCTGTACCTTCTGCTGTCGCTCTGTAGCAGCTTTTCGGACTCCGTCAGCCTTGGATCGCGCTGCCTTGGCCAACTGAGAATCGCCATCAGCATCAAACTCCTTGGCCGCAGCCTCGTAGTCCTCCGCCGTGTAGCCCTTCTCATCTCGGAAGGAACTGGTCTCAGCAGCCTTGGATTGCTCCCGCTGCTTGCCCCACTCCTCCCTTTCCCGCCTCACCGCTTCGCGCTCAGCCTTGAGGGCCTCCTTCTCAGCGTTGATTTGCTCCCAGGTCTTCGCCTTTCGGTTCTGTTCCTGAGCGAACTTGCTGCTCTTGTCCTTCTCCGTCTTCTGCTCGGTCTTCTTATCAGCCTTTGCTTCTGGCTCCGATTTCGTGCCTACTTCCTGCTCGCCACCATCGACCTCTTTACCGGCACTCCCCGCATCGGAGGAATCTTGCTCAGCAGGAGCCGTCTCATTTGTATTTGGAGACTGCTCCTTGGGCTGGCTGTCGATATCGACACCGGCATCGTAGTCATTGGCCAAAGCGAGCATCGCATCGGCACTCAGTGTATCATCTGGCATATTGTGCTTTTACTCGTTTGCTGGTCCGCACAGACCGGCAACCGCAACTTTGATCCTATGTGTTCGTGGCAGAATCCGGATCATCCTCCTGCCCCGTAATTGATTCTTGGTCGGCCATCATCTCGATGACCTTCACAAGACTGGCCTGACCCATTGCAAAACCTGATGAGTATTGCAAATGGTTTCGGTCAGTTATGGCTGAAGCGTTCTGCATGAGAACGGTATTCAGCAAAGCGTCCTTGAAGCGTTTCCCGCTATCGCTCTTGAAGAAGTTGCTTAGTGCATTGGCGTCTTCCTTGCGCCATGGTAGCGGGTTTACCCAGCACTGATGTCGGCCAAAGGTCCAAGCAGCGCGGACTCGTGCGATGATGGATATCATGGTTACTTTGCGGCCTTCTTCCGACCTGCGGCCTGACGGCGCATGAACTCCGCGGCACCGAGCTTCTTGCGACCGATGTAGGCGGCGAGTGCGCGGGGATCATCGGCACCCTCTTTCTTGAGTTCGGTGGCGAGCTTACTAAACTTGGATTTCTTCTTCATATTGGAAATGGGTCACCAGGCTTTGCACGACCAATGCCGCGGCGTGGTCTTGTCCGTGGCCGTATCGCAGTTCATGCGTTCTCGGAAGTTCTTTAGGTTCTTTGGGTTGTCCCGCTTGATCTCCATTTTTGGATCGCCGAAGCGGACCTTGATCACGGTACCCTTGGGATTGCGAACGTACACCGCACTCTTTTTCCGTTCACCAGATGTGTAGAAGGGCTTGTTGAGCGTAACCTTCTTGCCTTGGTATTCAGCCATATCAGCCCTCTCCAAAGATTGGTGATTCCTGAATCTCCTTAAGATCGGACACCGGCTTCTTCCGCTGGAATCGCACCTTCGGCGGAACACCCTCCTCGAGCGCCTGCAATCCTCCCGGCTCTATCTCCCGCGGTGTGGCCGGTGCGACGCTGCATTGGACGACGGTTCCCTCGGTGAGCGGTATCATAATCTTCTTATTCTCGAACTCTCCGCACCAGTCATTGGCATTGAGAGTTGGCCAACAACTGGGTCTCCCCGCGGGCGGGAACCTG